CATACATAGAAATTTTACTGATAGGCTAGAAGAAGAACTAGCGCACCTTCGCGCAAAAAAAATAGATTTAATTAATAATAAAAAATAAAAAGGGGTTTAAATGATTAATTACTACTTCGCGGCTTTTCTCGTTTTTGTGCTTGTATATGCGCTTATTTCTTTAATAGCACAAAGCAATTACATTAAAAATTTAGAAAAGGAAAACGAAAACGCTAGCAAACTTTTTATAGAAGCTATAGAAGATTTAACTAAAAAACTTAAAGAGTGACTTATTATGCAAATTTATTTAGATCGTTTTTGTGATGATGAAACGCTAGGCACTTTCGGGCGGCTTTCAATATTTGAAGATACTACTAAAGTATTTGAGTGCGTTACTGTAGAAAGGCCCTGGCTGGGTAATAAGCCTTTTATCAGTTGCATACCTGTAGGGGCTTATACGCTAGAAGATCATGCTAGCGAAAAATACGGCAATACCTACGCTATAGTCGGGGGTAGTGTAGGCCATAATAAAGGCGATGCTAAAGAGAATTTTAGCGGCTATAGGCGCTATGCCTGCTTATTCCATGCGGCAAATATTTTTACTGACGTTTCGGGCTGCGTGGGCCTGGGTTCTAATTTCGGTATGCTGGGCGGTCTATGGTCCATTAGTAATAGCCGTAAAGCATTAGATAAGTTTTTAGAAATTCTTAAAGGTAATGGCGGCGTGCATACCCTAGTTATAACTAATAAATTTTGCTAATATTTACCGCTACACACTGACAGCAAAGAAACGGCTTATAATTTAAAAAGTTTATTATAAGTAGTTTAATTAGATGGTTAGTTAGTGTTAAAAAGCCCTATTTTTTAGGGCTTTTTTTTAGGCAAAATAAATAAGAATAAGTAATAAAAAACCTAGCGCCAGATAGTAGCGCTCTTTTCTATTCCATTTTTGTTGCGGCGTTAGTGTTTTCTTTGTGTGCATAATAAAGCTTCTTTTCTAAGGTTTTTAAACCTGGCTATAAGCGCACTTCTATTTAATGCGTCTTGTTTTTCTGCTAATACTACTTTGTTAATTTCGTCTTGTGTGGGCTCTAAACTTGTTTCTGGTATTAATATTACTTTAGGCGCTTCGCCCAAGTCGCTAAACTCACAAGTTAAATAGCTCTTTTTGAATATTGCGGCGCAGTTCGATAAACTGAACAAAAGCGCTAATACTGTCGCAGTCTTTATTAATGTCTTCATTAGTTAATGTTACCCCTTCTAAATATATAATCTGGCCCTGGGCCTTTTCTAGTTCCTTGTTTGTTTTTTCTCTATAGGCCCGTAGCTCTAAACTTAATTTATTTTTTTCTTTTACGGCGGCGGCGTAAGCTATATTTTGCTTTTTCGCTTCTAGGCCCGTTACCAGGTTATAAGTTACCCAGACAGCGCCAGCAATCGAAAGGGCCCAAAGAACGGCTAATACTTTAGTCTTTAGCATTTTCTTTAGTTCCGTTTATTACTTCATGCCCTTTTATACCGTCTGCTATTTGTAAAGTGCTAACTACTGTGCCAATAGCAACGACGGCGGTAATAAATAAAGTTTCGCTTAATGGTGTAATTATAACGCACTGTTTTAAATAATAAGAAGCTATAAAACTATAAGCCGCTACCATGCTTTTACCAAAAATATAAAACGCTAATATTTGTAGAATAAGTTTAAATGCCGCATTCATGGCGTAAATTTTACGGCTAGTTTCTATTGTGCTTTTTGTGTGCATTAGTGCCCTAGTACCTTAGTGCCTTAGTTCTCGATCTTTCAATATTTCTACATAAACAGAATTATTAACTACTTTAGTTTCTATATTTTCTAGTTTTTTTAAAATTTGTTCGTTATTTGTTTGTATGGCTTCGTTTAAAACATTAAAACTGAGAACTATACCCGCGCATAAAATACCAAAGATAAGTACTATAAAACTAGATTCTTTGCCCTTGCCTTTATCCTGGTCTAATACTTCTTTAACCATTTCTAATAACTTAAAAATCATGTTTAATATAAAAGGGTCTTACGTTCGTTTGGTTCCATATAATTAGCGCACCACTTAAAAAACAAGCAAGCATTATTAAACATATTTTATAAAAAGGGTCTTCTATAAAAGCGCAAAGTTTCTGCGTGCTGGGCATTAATAGTAGTGCTATTAAATTAGTAAAAATACTAAGAAAATTAAACGTATTATAAAAAACATAAAGTAAAAACATTGTAGACATTATTAATAAAAAGAAATTTACGGGTATGTTTGTTAGCACTTTAATAACCTTTATTTATTATATTAAATTTTTAATAGCTCTAAATCGTAGTGTACTGTAATTGCCACGCCTGCGCCTGTTCCTTCTGCTTCAAACCAAAAGTCTGTAAGCTCTGCTAATTTTCTAGGCGTCTTAAATTCAAAAGGTACATAGCCGCTAACTTCTTTAAATTCCGTAAATATGTGTTTTGCATCGAAAGGGGCGCTAACTTTATAAGCGCCATATCTTACCCAGACGTTAACGTTAGCAGATTTAGAGCCCGTAACAATAATAAACCCGCTTTTTACATAACCTTCGTAGCCTTTTCTTACTGTAAACATTGATAATTGAGATTGCCCAAAGCCCGCCTTAATCGTTCCTACAATAACACCGCTAGAAACGTGTTCTATTATTATTTCTAAATCATTAGTTAGGCCCAGTGTGCCAACGTCTAAAACTTTTGCTCTAATAAATCTACGGCCTGTTTTTGTTGTACTTAATGAAGCTAAAGCGCCGTTAGTTTCTATAACTTCTATAGTTTGTACGCCTAAATTATCTAAAAAAATTAGCTCTATAGTTCTAGCGTGGCTTCCTAAAATCGTATCGTTTACGCTGCCGCCCGCTTTTATTCTAAACGCGCTATCTGTACTAGGCCATACATAAAGCGGCTGTGTCGGGCCGTAGTTCCATATATCAGAAAAAGAACCGTTAGGCAGATTATCATTAGCGCCTGATCTGTGAAAGTTACTACTTTTTGGAAACGTGCCCGCGCTCGTTTGTACGTCTGCGTTTCTTACGTCTGTTTTACCCCAGAAAAAGTAATTTCTCATTATTTAACCACTAAAACAAATTTATAAGCTAAAGATTGGTATAAAAAACTAATAGAATAATATTACATTTTAGCTAATAAAAAAAGCAATTAGCTTATAAACATTAAGGCACTACGGAACCGTAAACAATGCCATATTGTAACCAGGTAACATTAGCGCCGCCAGTTACCGCCGCGCCTGGCGCGCCGCCTGCGCCGCCTGGGTGTAAATTAATATATGCTGGGTCGTTTAATTGTTTTTTCCTTGAATAAGCGCCCGCGCTACCGTATGCGCCTAATGTGCCGCCGTTACCGCCGTTACCACTATTATAGTAATCCCAGCCAAAGCTAGCTATAACTCTAAACCACATACCCAGGCCAAATATACCGCCGTAAATAACTGTACCCGCTGCGGGGGCTGTAGGGTTTACTAATATTTCAACCAATATTGTAGGCGTTACCGTATTAGGCCCCGTTATACCTGCTACGCCATAACCGCCGCCGCCGCCGCCGCCGCCGCCGCTAGCGTCGTAAACAGAAGGCCCGAAGTTTTCCTCGCCGCCGCCAGCGCCGCCGCCTCCACCCCCGCCGCCAATTAACCCAAAATTATTAATACTTATAGGCGCTGTAAATGCTAGCCCAGGCCCGCCAGCGCCGCCAGCGCCGCCAGCGCCATAACTACCAGTGCCGCCAGTGCCGCCCTTACCTACTACATAAGCGCCCACTTTTATTATTAAAGAAAGTTCTACGCCTGCGGGCCAAGTGCCAGAAACTATAGCGGGCGTGGCTGTAGAAGTAGAATAAATTATAACGTTTTCGTCTATCTCAAATATTATAACGTCGCCAGATAAAGGCGGCGTGGCTGGGTATTGTGTATCGTACCAGGCGCGCAAATCTAAATTAGCTTGATCGGCAGAAATTCTTAAAAGTCGTTCGTTAACTATGGGCGCTTCTTCAAACCTGAAACGCTGCGCTATATAGCTAAAAGTCGTGCCTTGTATGCTTTCTTCGCCTGATAAAATTTGAACGTCTATAGCTTCTTCTTCACCTACAGAATTTACATTATATGGCGAAGTGATCTGGCAAAAATCGCCCGTCCATATATCGCGGTCCTTTGCATCTAAACTAAAAGTTACTTCTTCTGGCGGCACTTGATAACGGGCTATTAATTTTTCTGCTAGTTGTTGCGCTGCGGCCCCTGCGGCACTTGTTAACCAGCGCGAATAAATTGTTTTTGTGCTACTACTTCTATTTTTATTTACGCCTTCTAAATCTAAATTAACGTAAACGTCTGAAACTCTATAGTTACTAGCTTCTTCTAGGTCCTTTGCTGGGTTAAACATTGCGTAGTTAACCACTACTCTACTAATTATCTGGTCTGGCTTATCGCTTACCTTTATCGAATCGGCAATAATATTAGCACTATAATTTAATTCTATTATATCGTCTTCGCCTATGGGCCTTACTGCTCTTATTTTAACTAAGCTTGTTCTAGTATCGAACCATGTGTAGAAATACATTTGCTGGGTCATTTCAGCGATTAATTTTTGTACTGGCGTGGGTTCTGTAATAATAGTTGTATAGGCTAAAGGCAGATAGTTATTAGTTACGCTTTCTTCTATCCATTGCGCCTGGTCTAAATAATCAGAAGAAATATTACTAAAATTATTTAATAGATCGTAAAGTATTTGGTAAGGTAGCTGGGCGTTATATTCTAAACACTCCTGTACTGTGTCGCCTGCGCTGTGCGCGTCTGCGCTAGTGTTATATACGCCCCTGGCGATTGTTAAAACGTCTGCGGCCCTGGTAAAACCGCAAACTTCTTCGCCTATCCTTACATAGCCTGCGGCGCTGTATTCTAGTGCGCCAATGCCCGACGGCGTAAGCGTTAAACTTGTTACTATAGCGTCTATGCCAGCGCTTAACTTACCGCTAGAAGCCCTGGGCGCTTCTGCTTTATCAGTTTGCGCCAATGTTAGAATATCTTTGCCTTCTATGCTTACTTTGCCGCCGTTATCGGGGCCAGTTACTTTAGTAATTACAAAATGCTGCGTTATTGAGTCTACTATGTCGCCGTCTTCGTTTACATAGCCTGAAATATAACGCATAGGTCTAAATAAATAATAAAGGTTTCTAGCGCGCCATTTGCGCCAAAAAGTAGAACGCTCTAAAGGTTCATAGCCTACGCCGTCGAATTGTGCCGCCCCTGTTCTTCTTTCTGCTAAATAGTTGTCTACATAACGATCAGTGCTAGGGTGATCTGAAAAAGAAGCGTTTATAGTTGCACGCTTGCCTAGCGCTGTTATAGATTTATCGGCGCTACCAGGATTAATAACGGCGGGCTTTATCTTTGCGTTTTGTAAAAAAGGAAAATATAAAAAATCGTCTGGCTGGTTTTTTTGGTTATTGCAAAATCTTAGCGTTAGGCCGCCTTCTAAATAATCTGCTACGCTACCGCACGTGCCCAAAGTATTAAAGCATTTATTTTTGTCTATGCTTAAATCAGCATTGCAAGTGCCTTCGCTGTTTGTTGTTCCATATTCAAGCGCGCAAAAATCCTGATCTATTTCTATAATTTCTATGGGTTCGCGGCCTACTTTTTCTTTATTCACTGATTACAAGCCGCCCGCCGTTATTTAGTTCGTTGTTTACTAAGTCTATAATTTGTGAACCTGTAAAAATATCATCTTTATTTATTCCTTTAACGTAAACGTTTTGCTGTGGCTGGGCGTTTTGTGTTTGTACTTGTTCGGATTGCGCGTTAACAGAACCCGTAACCGAACCGCCCGCGCCTGAACTGCCGCCGCCAAAACTAGCAGATCGTATAGCGTTAATTTGTATGCCCGTGGCCGCTACTGACGACGCCGCAAAAGCCGCACCCAAAGCGGGCCCGCCAATTTTAGCGCCAGCGTTAAAAGAGTGTACCGCAGCTTCATACCCACTTATAACGGCATTAGCTAAAGCCGCCGCCTTTCCTACTTCAAACTGTTTTCGGCTTTCGCTATTCATTAAGCTAGAAAGATCGCCTAGCGCGCTTTGTGTGGCGTTTAATCTTGCTTTCCTTTCTAGTTTTTCTATAGCTGTTATTTTACCCTCAAATTTTTCCTTATTATTTAAGGTATATTCGTTATATTGGTCTTCTGTTAGCTTTTTGTTATTTAAAGCTTCTTCTAATAAAGCCTGGTCTTCTTCGTATTTTTCTGTAATTAGTTCGCGTTCTGTTAAATATGATTCGCGTAAAGCTTCTAATTTGTCGTCTAAACTTTTATTTTCTTTACCGTCTAACCCGCCTTTAGCTTCGTTCTGGGCGTCGCTAACGGCACTTTGTAGCGCTACTATGTTTTTTATAGTTTCGTTTGCTTCTTCACTATTGCCAGCTTCCCAAATTTTATTAATTGATTCTGCGTAGCCTTCTGCTACTTGGTGATAGTCTGCCTCTACCATTTTCATAGTAGATTGAACCGCTTTCCAGCCGTCTGGCACGCTAGCAAGTATAGCCGCCGTGCCTGCTAGCTTTGTTCCGAATAGATCGAAAATACCTATAGCGCCCGTAACAGTGGCGGCAATAGTTTTAAAAGTCACTTCTAACGCTTTTGTTACGCCGCTAAATTCTGCGGTATCTTCTGTAGCTTCGTAGAAAATTTTTGCTAAATCGCCTATAACTGGCATTAAATCAGCGCTAAATCTATTTTTCATGCCTAGCGCGCTTTGATCTAATAAAAAGAAAACCGCGTTTAATTCTTGCGCGCTTAGTATTGTTTTTTCGTCTAAAATAGCGCCCGCTTTTAACGCTTCGTCTGCGAATAATTTAAAGCCGCTAGCGTTATCTTTAAGAAGGGGTAGTAATAACGTAGCGTCGCTAGCTATCGCTTCCATAAAGAAAATCATTTCATTCTGACTTACATTAGCTTCTTGCAATCCTTTTACATAAAGTTCTAATGCTTGCGGGCCTGATAGATTTCTGAATTGTTCGGCGGTTTGTCCTACTTTCGGCGCTATGTTTTCAAAATAATCAGCTAACGCACCCCCGCCAGTTTGCAAAAAATCGCCTACTTTGTCGCTAGTATCTTTAAAAATATCTGCTAATTTATCTTGCTCTATTCCTAAAGCACGGGCCCCCGCCGCGTATTTTTGAAAGTCTTGCGTACCTATGCCGCTTAACTGTGATAACTGGTTAATTTCTTTGGATAATTCCGCAGTAGAAAGAACCATAGCCGCAGTAGCCGCACCGCCAGCAATGCCCATAGCTACTAAAGATTTACCAACGGCTTTAGCGTCTTTAGCTACTTGCTTCTGCCATTTTTCGCTATCGCGTTCTGATTTACTTAAGCCTTCACTAAAACCGCTAGTTTTTGCAATTAAATCTATCGTTAATGTGCCTAAATTACGCGAAGCCATAAAATACCTATTTTAACTTTCTCTTTGCTCTAGCTTTAGCCTGGGCTTCTTTAACGTCTTCATTAGTGCAAGTTTGCGCCCCAAAGGTTTGTATAACTTGTTCTATTTGTGTTTTTGTGCTTTCAAATTCTAGCGGCGCAAATACGCTAAATTCTACTTTACCGCCCGTTATTGTACTACCTAAAACGCCCGTCTGGTTTTCAATGCGCCTTGCAATATTCAAAGAGCCATATTTTTTAATATATGCTTGCCATATTAAAGCTTCTGTATAACTAAGCTTTTCTTTTGCTTCTTCTATTGTATTGCCGCCTATACCGTTTAAAACTAATTCACAAAAAAAACAGTCTTCTTCAGTTAACTCTTTTTTTTTCCGTAAATTTCGTAAACGGCATTTCTAAAAATATAATAGAGAGTAGATTCTAAATTTACTACTTCGTCATATTCTAGCTTTTCGCCGCCTTCTAAAACAATACTAGCGGCTACGGCTAGCGCTTCTGAGTTTAAAGGCTTTTCTTTGCCTTCTGTAGTTTTGTTCGCTTCTGCGTGCTTTTTAGCGTCTATGCTTTCTCTAAACTCTAACCAGCTTGCCTGCTTAACAAAAAACTTTATTTTATCTTCAATTATAAAATTGTTTTTAGCGTCGCCCGCGTCTAAATCTACGTGTACCCAGACTTCGTTAAATTCCACTAAAGCAGAACTAACTAAGCCGCCTTTTTTTACTAACTGTTCTTTATTCATAATTAAACTTTAACAGTTAATAGCGGGTCGCCTGATAATTGAAAGCTAATAGCAGAAACTACGTTAGCGGATAGCTGAAAGTCTAACGGCATATCTGCTACATAACACCCTATAAAACTTAACCAGGTTCTAGTAACTGGGAACACAAAATCGTTATTACTATCTACCGTGGGGGCTTCTGTGCCGTCTGCCATACCTACTGCTATATCGAAGCTAGTACCAGCCTGGTAAAGCTCATATAGGCGCACGTGTGAGGCGTCGGCTGGGTCGAAGTTAATACTAACGCTAGCCTGGCCTGGGGTTTTCATGCCTGGTTCATAGGTTCGCGCTTCGTCTTCTAGGCAAGTCGTTTCGCGCTGATCGCGTGTAGCACTAACGCCGCCAATAGCTGTAGCGCACCCTAAACCCAATACTACGCCGTTAGCTTCATCTATAAAATAAACCTTTGTACCCTGTGTTTTTAAAGCCATTTTCTTACCCTCGTTACGCTATTTTTACTGGTTTCTAAAATGATAATTCTATAGTTATAGCCTGATACTTACAAGTTATAGAAGCGGGCCTTTTATAGATATTCTTTGCACGTTATAGGCGCTAATATTTCTATTTCGTCGCCGTCTGTTGGGCCTGTGCCTGGCACTATTTGAACCGTAGCCGTTATGGCTATAAAATCGAAAACGTATATAGTAGCGTCGCCAGCGTTTACCGCCGTAGAAACTACAGTAAAAGCGTTTTGTATATAAAAATCTTGCGCTGTACCTTGCGCGCCGCGTTTTAAAGAAAATTGTAACCTATGCCGTGCTGATGTTGTGCACCCTGTAATAGTTATAATGGGCTGGCTAAATGCGCCTGCGCCTGTGTCTCTAGTAGCTAAAACGCCGCCGCCTTCTATTAAAGAAAGTGCTACCCCTGCTACCCCTGTTATGCCGTCTAAGCTTAATAAGTCTGGGTTCTCGAATAGTTCGGGGCCTACTATATCGCTTTCGTTTACATAGCCTAAAAACTCCGCACTATTTTGGTAATTTGTTTCTATAAAAGGGGCTATAGGTGCTATGGTTTGTTCTATGTATGCTGATATTATATCGTTTTTTTGTAATATTATAAAAGTTTTAAGCGTGTGCATACTCCAAGCCGCAACCGCCGTAAGTGATTGCGGGCCCTCTAAAAATTCTAAATTATTTCTGTAAAGGCTTAGATATAAATCTCTATTACTATTAGGCCTTCCTTTTAGCTTTGTATTAAACCATAGCGCGGCGGGGTCGTCGCCCAGGTATTTATAAACACCGTTAGAAACTTGTTCAAATAAGTTATTTTGGAATGTATCGAAGCGCTCTACTGTATATGCTAATAGCTCTGGCACGTTTAAAGTCGTTAAGGTAAAAGAAGCCTGGTACTCGCCTATAGCATTTAAGCGCGGGTAATCTATAGCGCTTTGTCCTTGTATTAATAGGCTATAAGGCACTTTAAAGTTATCGCCTTCTTGCACTATCTCAAGTTTTGCGGCGGGCAAAATATAACTAGCTTCTACTAATTCTGAAATTTTTACGCCTGTGGCTGGTTCTGCCATTTTAAATAACCTCTATAAATTAAGGGTGTATAGGTCTTTCGCAAAAAGGAAAACCAGTTTTTAAAGGGTAGTCTTTTAGTTCTTGCCTGTAACTTCTTAAAGCCGTAGCGTCTTTGCCTTGATCTTCTAAAATATCTATTTCATAGCGTAAAGGGTCTAGCTGTTCGTTACGCCATTCTCTTTCAGTTATTTCTTGCGCTGTTATTTTTAATTGTTTTTCTTCTTCGCTTTCTTCGTATGGTATAACTTCTATTAAACCCTGTTCTATTTCTTCTTTTAAATAATCAGGATTAAAAACACCCCCGCTAATAGAATGTTTTAAAAACCCGTTTTTTTGTTCTGTGTAAATATCCATTAAAAATAAACCCTTTTAAGTTTTTGTTATGGTTTTACGGGCCGTTCGCACGTCGGAAAATTTGCATCTGCTAAATATGCTCTTAACTCTTTTCTATAATTTCTTAGTGCGCTAGTGTCTTCGCCGTCGTCTTCTAAAATTTCTATTTGTTCCGCTATTTCGTGTATTTCTTTATTTGTCCAAAAAGTTTCACCGTTTAAATCATTTTCAACTAAATATATGGATTGTAGTTTTATTTCTTCTAGTTCTTTTTTGGTAAATAAAACCCGTTCGCCGTTTACTTCGTGCGTGATTTTTCCCCTTAGTTCTTTTTTGTCAAAATGTCTAATAACTTTTTTATATTTATTTAAACTGTGTGCCGCTTTTAATAAGTCCATTATGAATAAACCCCTTTAGCTGTTGCCGTGCTCATTCCGCTCTCTACTGAACCTTGCGGCGTTGTGCCTGAATAGTTTAAGTTCGCTACTGTACTTCCCCAGCTTGCCCTAAGTCTTACTTCATAAACCGCCGCGACGTTTATTTCTGGCGCATCGTCAAAAATTTTTACAGTTACGCTGCTTGGAACCCAAGAAGTATGTACCGTTCCTTGGGTGTGTCCAACTATGCAACTCCAACCGTTATTACTTGCGTCTACACTGTCTGGCAATACTACCCCGTCTTTATAAACAACAAAACAACCCTCATACCATCCGCCGCTATACATTATATTGAATTCGAGTTCTACTGCTATCTGCCCAGGCTTTGCCGTTACTGTTAAAGTGAGCGGGTCTATTGGATCGTCTACGTTTGCGCCTGGGGTCGCGCTATAAGTAGCCGTATAAATTCCTTGATCGCGGGTCTGCACCCTGGCTAAATATCTTTGCCCGTCTGCGCCTATGTATTCCCACGCTGACCAGGTAGAATCGCTATAAATATTGCCGTAGCGTATTTGCATTTGCTGGCTATCGGCATAAGTAGAAAAGGCTAATTGTACTTTTTCTTCGTCGGTTCCAAAGGTAAACACGTGCCAGTTAACTAAATCGCTGTCTGTTAAACCTGTGTCTGGCCCGTCTACCGTCGTAACTTCTAAATTTGTGCCTTCTACCGTAACTATATTGCCTAACGTAAAGTCGTTAAAGCTTGTTAAAGTATTTGCCGCCGCAGAAACGCTAGCGCGGCCTATTCCTGAAATAATAGGCACTAATAAACTATAAGGCACTTTAAAATTATCGCCGCTTTGTGCTATTTCTACTAAAGCAGTTTGTAAAATGTTAGTAGCTTCTACTAATTCTGAAATTTTTACGCCCGTTACCATAATTAACCCTTTTCTTTAAGTCTAAATAGCCCGCTTTCGGTTATCCTAAATTGTACGCCGTTTTCTAATATTCTAGCTAGTCGAATATCTGTTACAGAACGATCTAAAGCGAAGCCTTTAAAATTCCATTTAGTCGCCATTTTATCTGCGTCGCCTGTGTATGCTATGCCTATGTCTTCGTCGGTCCAGCCGTAAACGCCCTCGTTTGGATATAAACCAGGGTTCCAGGCCAAATAGTAAGCATCTGTTATGGCTTTTTCTACAAATTCCTGGAATTGCTGGCGGGCCCAGGCCGCCCCCATAAGGTCGAAGCTAATACTAGAAGCTATACCAATTTTAGAAACGCTGCGGCCTAAAAATTGCCCGTCGCCGCTAATATTAGTGCTAAAACTTGTTTTTCTTTGGTAGGGTCCTGGCGCGTGCTGTTTCATTAAGCAGTATTCAAATTCTAAATAACTGCCTAGCATTAAATTTCGTACATAAGTAGCGGTAGGTATGGCTTTAGAGAAAGTTATTCTAAAAAATGGTGTACTAACTGGCGCGTCTAAAAAAATCATCGCCGCCCCGTCTTCTACAAATAATTTACTAACTTCTTCTGTATAGGCTAATTGATCTTCGCTTGAATAAAGCGTGACTGTAGCGCCCGCTAGCCCGCTTGCTAAAATACATAAGCAATTTACGAACGCCTGTTCTTGTAATTCGATATCTAAAGTTACTTCGCTTTCATCGAAGCGCCAGTATTCGTAAGTTAAAGAAGTAAGAGCGCCGCTTGCATCGAAAGGCGCAACGAAGCTACTTTCTAAAACATTACTAGAAGAAAGTAAATTATTAAACATTATACGGGGCGGCGACGACGGCATAGTTTTTTATTAACTCCTTTGTAAAATCCAGGTAGCGCTAAAATTCGATCTATATAACTGCGTGTCTTGTTCTAGTTCTTCGTTTACATAGCCTGTTATATGGCAGTCGTTATTAATTGCATTTTCTACGGCATTTACTACGGCTCTATTTGTGTCTACGTCGTCGCTATAAACGTCTAACTGTGTTACCACTAAATCAGAACAGGCCGCCCCGCCTTCTAATTTATTATCTGGCGCGCCCCCTATTGTTTGCCATACTAAATAAGGTTTAGTTAAATCGTAGCCTTTTTGATCTGCGAAGCCAAAAGGATAAACCCGTAGCTGGCCCCCTAACGATTTAAGTAAACCTAATACCGTAGCGTCTGCGTTACATAAATCGAAAATAGGCGGCGTTTGCATTGTTATTTATTACCTTTATCTAAACTTTTTAACTGTCTGTCTAACCATTTATTAAACTGTAAACTAAATTCATTAGTAGCGGCCTGCGAGTTTTCTATAATAGCGGGCCGTAAAAAGGGCCGCGCTTTTACTCTGCTAGTTCCAAATTCAACAAAGCGCCAATAGAAAGTATCGCCCCCAGGGTTTCCGCTACTACCGTCTGTTTTATAAGACTTACCAGCTTTACCGCTTCTAACGTTTTTTCTGGTTTTTGCGTATTCTTTCGCACCGCCTAAAACGCCTATTCTAAACTGTAAGTTACCAGTAGCTTTAAATATTTTAGGTGAAAACCTAACCGCTATATTTTTTGCTATATCATTTGCCGTTTTTGAGTCGTCTATTTTTCTTGCATTTGCTATGGCTGCGTTTCTTATAACGTTCGCCGCCTTTCTACCTGCGAATTTTGCGCCCTTGTTTTGTACTTCTTTGGGTAAAAGTCTTAAATTTTTTTGTAAGTTTTCTAAGCCTTCTATTTTAAATTCTACTGTCATTTAATAAACCGTCTTAAATGGGCCCAGGCTTCGCCGTTCTTTAGTTCTTCTGGTAGCCATTGCGTATAAGCAATTTTGCGGCCCCAGTCGTTTAAATCGCCTCTAAATAAAGGTTCGTCTAAAGATCGTGTAGTAACTTCTCTTGCCATGCTTCCTGGGTGAACGCTTATAGCTGGTATGCCATTTATAACGGCGTCTACCGCAGTATTTGAACTATATGTTATAACACAAGCCGCACCTTTAAAAGCTTCTTCTAACGTGCCGTCTTGATAGTCTGCGCCCGCTATTTTTCTTTTGTTCCTGTCGTTTGGGTGGGGCCTAAAAACTACGCGCTTGTAGTGTTTTTTAGCGTCTTTAATGGCTTCTTCGGCCCATTGGTAAGGGTCCTTACCATATAGGCTAGCGTCGCCTGGCATTTGCCCTATAACTAGCGCATAAGTGCCGCCTTCTATCCAGGGTTTAACACTATCTTTAAAATATTTTTCCCACCTATCGGCGCTAACGTTTTCGTTTTTAAAATCAGCTAGCCCGTTTAAGCCATTAAAGCCTAAAGCGTGCCATTTGAACCTATCGCCCAGGTAAGCCCGTTCTATAATTAAACATAGTTTTTTATTACTCATGGCCTGGCGGCCCCAGGGCCTTTTTAAACCCCAAAAAATATGCACGTCTGAGTTATCGGCCCTTTGTGAAATTTTAACCGTATCGCCTTTAGTTTCTATTCCTGTTTGAAGAAGTAAAGGCCATTGATTCATTTTTAACGGAAAACGGCACGGCATTATATTTACTTTCACCCGTTATGCGCCCCTCTATGAACTGCTAAAGCGTTTATAGTGTGCCTACCTTCTAGCCAATTAGAAATATCTACAGTTTTTAACCATGATTGCGAAGCGCCTAAAGCTTCCATAAGCGCTGGGTGATCTTTAACGTGCTTTTTGTTTAACTGTTCCCATTTTTCTAAAAACTTAATAGTATTAGGCGTGTTTTTAAAAAGTATAAAGCCCGCAGAAATTTTGCATTTATGTTTAGGGTGAATGTTTTTTAATGTTCCTATATCCCAGTCGCCTAACGGCGCTTCTTCTGGCGGGTCTATAATACAATCTGAGTCTATCCATAAAACCATAGAAAATAAGTTTATTTTAAAAGCGTTTAATATTGCTTCTGGCTTAATCTTTGTATTTTCCCGCCATTCGCCCCTATCTTCTAAAACCATGCCATAATAAAGCGCGCCTTTACTCTCGAAGTAATCGCGCTGTTTTTGTAGGTAGTCTACATACTCGCTATTTTTTGTAGCCGCAGAAGTTATTAAATAGTTCATAATTTTAAATCGCTTTCTTTTTTTATTTTTTCGTATAGTAAATATTCTTCTTTATAAAAAGCGCGCCTTCTTCTTTACTCGAAAATAACGCCTATGCCCATTTTAGAACCTGGTTCTATAAATTCTTTATAGTTTGTTCCTTTTATTTCGGCCCATAGTTTCGGCACTTCTACATTTACGCCTTGCGCGTGTCTTTGCCCGCTTCCTGTTATATCGTGAAACGCTACGTTTTTACATAACCCGCCGTAGTTCTCAAAGTCTTTTTTAACGCCTTTATATCTGTGGTCGCCGTCTATTAAACACGCATCGAACGGGCCTAAAGCTTTTACTTTTTCTACTATTCTTTCGTCTGTAGAATCGCCAAAAATACAAACAATTTTATAGCCTTTTTCCATTAATTCTTTACAAGCTTCTTCTAAATATTCTTTAGATTCTTTGCCGCCCCAAGTCGCGCCTGGTAAGTCTACTACTACCCCTAAAGAACCTTTAGGCATTGTTAACATAACGTCGGTAAAAGTATCGCCATATTTAGCGCCTACTTCTAAATAGCTTTTTACGTTAGCTTCTTTAATAAATTCTAAAAACTTGTTTAGTTCGTACTCTAACTGGCCCGAACCTTTACCGCTTCTAGTAACAGACTTTTTTAAATCGCTGTGCTTTATCATAAATAACCCTTATTTTTTATTTGTTTTTTTATGCGTATTTTTTGCCGTCTTCTACACTTAAACGCCATTCACGGCGGGCCGTTCTATCTGTAGTAGCACTAATTATATTATAAGTGCCGCCCTCCCATAGTATGCGGTATGTGTGCATTTCTCGAATAGTAGCTGAAAAATAGCGCATATTCATACGGGCCTTAATTGTGTTTTGTTCGGCCCCAGCGCTATTATTTTCGCCGCCGTCGCCTGTTAATACTTCTGC